GGCTGATGATGGTGTTGTTGGTGATACTGGTAGTTTTATCGACACTGGTTCTTATACTCTCAATGCCTTGCTATCTGGCAGCATCTTTGGTGGTTTACCTGGGAACAAAGTTACAGCTCTGGCTGGTGAGTCTTCCACGGGAAAAACATTCTACGCTCTTGGTATTGCGAACAATTTTCTTCGCACTGATGAGAAAGCTGGAGTCATTTACTTCGAAACAGAAGGTGCGTTAAATCGTGCCATGCTAGTTGAGCGTGGTATTGATACCAAGCGTTTTATGATTGTTCCAGTATCAACCATTCAAGAATTCCGTACGCAAGCAATTAAGATTCTTGACCAATACGATAAAACACCAAAGAAAGATCGTCCACCATTGATGTTCTTCTTAGACTCGTTGGGTATGTTATCAACCTCTAAGGAAGTTGAAGATATTGCTGAAGGTAAAGACACTCGTGATATGACACGTTCTCAATTGATTCGTGGAGCATTCCGTGTGTTATCCCTGAAACTATCGCGACTTGATGTTCCAATGGTTGTGACAAATCATACTTATGCTGTGATTGGCGCATATATGCCAACCAAGACTATGGGTGGTGGTGATGGTTTGAAATATGCAGCATCATCAATTGTGTTCCTGTCTAAGTCTCAAGACAAAGACGGAACAGAAGTTGTTGGTAACATTATTAAATGTAAACTTGAGAAGTCTCGATTCACTCGCGAGAAGTCAATGGTTGAAACTAAACTTTCTTTTACCAAAGGTCTTGATCGTTATCATGGTTTGACAGATTTGGCTATTGAGGCTGGTATCTGGAAATCACAAGGTGGTCGTATCGAAGTTCATGATGGACGTAAAGTTTTCGGCAAAGCAATTGGTTCAAAACCTTCGGAGTTCTTTACTGAGGATATCTTAAAACAACTTGACAAATACTGCAAAAGCAAGTATAATTATGGTAGTGAAGAAGATACCCAACCAGAAGAACTAGGGGATGAAGTAGATGCGAATTGAAGACCAAATATTTGGCAACTTAATTGGGAACGATCAGTACGCAAGGAAGGTCGTTCCTTTTTTGTCTGCTGATTATTTTACTGATAGAACTGATAGAGTTATCTTTGAGGAGTATAACAAATATTTCGGTGAGTATAATGCTGCACCAAGCAAAGATATTTTAAAGATTGAAGTATCTAATCGCAAGGATGTAACTGAAGATCAAGTCAAACTTGCGAATGAGATTCTCGACTCAGTTGATCAATCAAACCTTGTTAATCTTGATTGGATAACTAACTCAACAGAAAAATTCTGTAAAGAGAAGGCTGTTTATAATGCGATTATTAATTCAATTAGAATCATTGACGGAAAAGACAAGAATCATACTCAAGATGCTATCCCCGACTTATTGTCTAAAGCTCTTGCTGTTACTTTTGATTCCCACGTTGGTCATGATTATCTTGACGATGCAGATGCGAGGTATGATTTTTATCATAGGGTTGAAGAGAAGGTTCCTTTCAACTTAGACATGTTGAATAAGATTACCAATGGTGGTCTTTCAAAGAAAACTCTAAACATTATTCTTGCTGGTACTGGTGTTGGTAAATCATTGGCGATGTGTCACTTTGCCGCTGCGAACTTAATGATGGGTAAGAATGTTTTGTACATTACGATGGAGATGGCTGAAGAGCGCATCGCTGAACGTATTGATGCCAACTTGCTAGAGTTGACTATGGATTCATTAAAGATGGTTGAGAAACGTGTCTTTGATTCTAGAATTGAAAAGGTTCGTGGCAAGACACAAGGTAAATTGATTGTTAAAGAATATCCAACTGCTTCTGCGCACTCAGGTCATTTCCGTGCGTTGATTGAAGAATTAAAGATGAAGCGTAGTTTCATTCCTGACATCATTTATATTGACTACTTAAATATTTGCTCAAGTCAGCGTATGAAGATGGGTGGCTCTGTAAACTCTTATACATATATTAAAGCAATCGCTGAAGAACTTCGTGGTTTGGCTGGCGAGTATAAAGTGCCGTTGGTTTCAGCGACACAAACTACTCGTGGTGGTTTTGCTAACACCGATCCAGGTCTTGAAGATACTTCAGAATCGTTTGGTCTGCCAGCGACAGCCGACTTGATGTTGGCGCTGATTACGACTGACGAACTTGATCAAATGAATCAGATTATGGTGAAGCAATTGAAGAATCGTTATAGTGATCCAAATTTCTACAAGAGATTTGTGGTTGGTGTTGATAGAAAGCAAATGCGTCTTTATGATGTTGAGATGAGTGCTCAAGCAAATATCTCAGAACAAGGTACAGTTGATAATGATATGCCATTGTTTGATCAGTCTAAGTTTGGCAAACGTATGAAAGAAACTAATTTCGAAGGGTTTAAAGTATGACCAAAATTATAGTAGCCGATAAAATTCATGACTCAGAACATCTACTCGGTATGTTCGTTGATGAGTCACATTACGATCTTCTTGTTGAAGAAGATACCGATTGTTACTTACCAGTAGGATCATTTGGTGATCAACCTTCTGAGGTAAATATCGCATTTAAGTTTCGTAAGAACTTCTTTACTAAAGAAGAACAAGATGCTGCGTATGCTGGCTTGCGTGAAGCAGCAGTTCGTACTGAGAATCGTGGCTTGGCTTCTGGTATTAAAGAAGGCACATCCGTAACAGGCGAAGGTCGTGAGTGGGTTACCAACTACCAAGAAGAAATGATTCAAACAATTCTTGCTGCTCGTACAGCATCTTTGGTTGATGGTGATATTATTGAAGATGTTCGCTCACGTTATCCTACCGAAGCCGATCGTTTAAAAGCGTTGGGTTCTGGTAAGAATAATGTATGGGTTATCTCACGTTTCCGCAACAAATTTAACTTTGATGAATTCATTGATGGTATCCTGCCACTTAATCGTGAGCAACGTGCTGTTGAGACTGAAGAAGTTATGAAGATGATTAGTGAGACATCTTATGGTAATCCAGTTGATTCTGGTATTGCTGGTTGGTTTGATCGTTATCCTAGAATCCCATTTGGTCGTGCGACAACTTATACTCGCGACAACCCTGAGAAGTTTAAACTGGCATATCCATTCTTGCAATCTCTAGCACGTGGTTTTAAAACACTACTACCACAGCGTTATGTTAATCAAAAATCAGCAGCTGATAAGATTGATCAAAAGTTTGTTATCGAAGGCACACCATTCACAACAGTTACTGTTAACAAAACTTTCCGCACCGCTGCACATCGTGATGCTGGCGACTTTACTGAAGGTATGTCCAACTTGTTGACACTTTCTAACGATGGTCGTTTCACAGGTGGTTACCTAATTTTCCCAGAGATTCGTGTAGCTGTTAATGTGCGTCCAGGCGATTTGTTGTTGGTCAACAACCACGAAGTGATTCACGGCAACACTCCCATTGTTTGTGAAGAAGGTTCTGAACGCATTTCTCTTGTTGTTTATCTTCGTGATAAAATGCTTGAACTTGGTAGCTGGGAATATGAGAATGCTAGATATGAATATGTTGAGTCGCGTAGATTAAACAAAGAGCATGCACTGTGGAAGAAACTGTGGAATGGGGTAAGTCCAGGTATGTGGGAAGAACAAGAGTGGTTTGATTATCTTCGTAAACAACCTAATGGTGATGCAATGGTTGCCAAGCACCACTCCCAAGCAAACAATGCTGCTCTTGATGAATTCTTTGCTTGACATTTATACTATAATCAACTATAATCAACTATAATCTGGAGAATTTATGAGATCAAATTACTGGACATGTTCGAAATTTGCTGACTGGTTGCGTGGTACACCAAAGCCAGGAGCACAAACATCTGATGGTTGGCGACTATGGACAAAGGCTGCTAAGAAAGCACACCCATTTCGTTACTGGCTTGCTGATGATGTGCTTGACTATGCACAAAAAATTGTGATGTATCCAACTGACAAATTGTATTCTTTAAAGTATTACATCAACAATCGTTGGGTTACTCGCACTCATAGTCTTACTGCCCATTCTCGTGATATCAAGCCTGGTGATTGGCGTGATGTGGGCTATCGTTTTCTTCCTTGTCTTTTCAATGAGCTTGTTAATTTTGTTGAAATCGAAACAGCTTGGTGGAATATTGCGTGGGATGATGAGGCTCGTAAAAAGTTTCAAGCACCTTGGTATGCTCGTGGTTGGTTTCGCTGGCGCACATGGCGTAGTGCCGAATGTGGTCTTGCTAACTTAGATTGGCAAAGTAAGTTAACAGTTGGTGAAGACTGGGGTGCTAAACCAGAAGATGAAACTTTTGGTAAACCAACCCACCAAGCAATTAAAGCACAAGAAATTTTAGATCTATATACTTGGTGGACAGTTGAACGTCCTAAGCGTGTTGATCCTCACGAATCATCAGGATGGACTGCTTATTGCGATGAAAAACGTGATGAGAAAGATGAAGATGGTGAACCAATGGGATTATTCCGTGATGAGAAAACTCCAGAAGAAAAAGAACGTGTTTCTAAGATGCTTGATGAATGTACTAAACTTGAGCAAGCACATGAACAAGAAGATGAAGATATGATGATTCGTTTGATCAAGGTGCGTCATGGACTCTGGACTTAAACTTGTAAAATATAGGGA